AGCTACAGCCGAGACGGTAAGCTAAACATGTGGATTGCTCTTAACTACTCCAGTGGTGCCGATGTTTGGGAAGACATCGAAGGAGAGTTGCAAGATACGTTAGCCGACTACATAGCTCTTCGTAATCGCAATCTCTTAGATGAGCGTCATGCAGACATTCAAAAATTTAAAGGTGTTAAAGCATTACACCGCTATCTAGTTACTCATTATCACGGTGCTCTTGCAGACCTTCGTGACACTCTCGCTAAATCTGCTCTTATTAAAAATCCTCGTTCAGTATTGATTGCAGACGAACCAGAATATAAAATTTATCTATTACAAAACAGAGCAGCAGCAATCATTCACGGAAAAGGTGCAACATTCTGCACTGCAAATTCTCAAAGTGATGCTAACTGGAAAAGTTATTCTTCTAGAGGTCCAATTTTTGGATTAATTCCAAAAGGTTCGATGGTTAAAGGTCCTGCAGGAATGTTTCGTGTTGATCCAAACGCAGGAATGGTTCCTGAAAAATTCCAATTCGATGCTCCGTCGCATAGTTTTAAAGACTATCTAGATCATCAATGCAAGCCTATTACCATTAAAGAACGGTTTCCTTATTTGTTAGACGATCTAATTAAAGGTATGGAAGCTAACCGAGCAGCAATAGAAACTCCTAGTGAGGATCCGAAAAACCCAATTCTAACCTACGATGTCACTAAAGCAATTCAAGATCTTAAGTCGAAACTAGCGGAATTTTGGACTGATAAAAAACGCCCTGCTCCTATGTCAGAAGAAGATCAAGCAACTATTGCTTGGTTCGAAGAACATTTCCAACCTGGTGATATGCTTGTTATGACAAATCCTCGAGCAACTCCGCGAGTTGAATTTGTAGGTATTACCCAAGAAGGCTACGAGTTACGCAAACCAAATGATCCGGATATTTACATAATGCCGAAACTGCGTATTGCTAAGAGAAATAAAGAAGCTTGGGAATTAAGAAATAACCCGGAAGCCGCAGCCCAAGGCGAGCCAGAAGGCGAAGAACCTAACTTATAATTTGTAAGATAGTTTCGATCTTTGTCCGAGTAGTACGATTCTGCAATGTTGTCTTAACACCTTGATGTAGGGGTTTTGGCCAAGCATCAAGGCTGACCCAAGCATAGCCTGCATGTTCCTCATTTAGTAAAGGAATGAATTCGTCAGGTGTGATTAATATATAAGTGTTGTAATAGAATAGTTCATCGTTGGAACTGTATAGTTCTATGGGAATGGTCTTTTCTATTGCGGGTCTTACACCTAGTTCTTCTTGAATTTCTCGTAGCAATGTATCGTAGGGAGTGGTATCGCAGGGTTCTTTTTTACCGCCTGCTATTCCCCAAGTGCCTGCTGTGCGGCCCTGTGTTCGCAACAAGAATAAGAAACGTTTAGTGGATCGAGAAAGAAACAGACCGCCCGCGCAGGTAATCTGCTTTTTTATAGCACCAGTCTCCACTGTATCGCTTCGTAAACTCCTTCGTAACTTTTCATCCATGATTCGCCGTTCCACATATATTGTACACCAGTACGACTGTTAGTTATATATGTAGGACCTTGATTTATCGCACTTGTGAATATGGTATTCCATTTTGTGCCGTCCCATTGTACAATATCATTGGCGTTGGCAGTGAAATAACTGTTATCTTGATTTTGCCAAGCAGCTACTTCGCTGTTTAAATCTTCTAATAACAGATATCTAGTATCAGTGGTAGGCCAACCTAATGAACCATTTTCCTGTATAGGACGCGGATCATAAGTTTGAGGATTAATGATTGCGTCAATGGTTCCTCGAGGATTAAGGTCATTGCGATCAGTTAACAGCGTATTCATCGGAATAGTATCGGAGTCCCAAGTCACTTGCATAACAGTTTCGTCTGTGGGATTAAGAGTGATACGACCTACAATTTCATTACCGTCGGGTTTCATTAGTCGTATCTGACTCAATCCAGCAGTGAATACTCCTGGATATTGATCAAGAATGCTGTTCCAATTCACAATAGGACCTAACACAGACGGAACACTTATTGGATCTGAATTTAAATTCGTTCTTGATGACTTTGGACTGACTAACTTAGCAGTATTATCTAGAACTAGTAATCCAAGATCTCCCAGTGTGGTTCCTTGTATACTAATAGGATTATTGCCGGCGAAGAAGTCCATAGTCTGTCCGTCTACAATGGGTTGTAGTCCAGCAGCAGTTCCTGGTGGTTCATCGAATATAGAGGAAATAATTTTAGTAATAATTCCCAACTTCTTAACTTTGGCCGGAGGAGTGATCCATATCGGTGTAGTAAAATTCAGTGTGGCGATATCAATATCTTGCTCGACTCCCTGCGGAATCTGTCTGGATGAAAACGTCATATCTGTTAATTCTACAAGACTGAGACTGGTCCAATCGAGAAAATTGTTACTGGATTGAATTTCCATTGAAGGATTAAACAATACTAATAATTGTTCTAATATCTGCAGTTTTTGATCAGTGTTAGTTGTCCATATATCTGCATTAAATTTCAAATTAAATGGAGTAGGCATAATACGCTCAATGGTATAATTTGCTCCCTGCACATTTAGATATTCTTGACCGTGTTCATCATAGGCACGTTCACGTATATTAAATTTGCTTACATAAGTAGGATCTGCTAGTCTATTACGATCATATTCCATTGCTTTAATATAGCAGGCAATAAATGGTGCGCTCTGCACAACATTTTCCGAGTTCTTCTTTAAAATCTGACCAACTTGTCGATTCATATCTCCGTAGCGCACAGGAATCTGTACTAGATTACCTTGTCCGTCTTTATATGAGAAATTGCTCATCAATCGCATAAACTGCGTTAGATATCGTTTGATCTGAAAATCGTAAAAATATTCCATTAATTATCGGCCTTGGGTTTGAGTATTTGACTTAGTGCTTGACGTTCTTGTACTACCTTCCCTGCGATAGTAGCTGTATTATTGTTGTTAATAAATCCAGTACGTTGAGTTTGTCTTAGCTTTGTTGAATATACACTTACAGAAGTATCTTCATTAGGTACTGAAGGATCATAATTGTTGGTCATTGTCATACGTACACTTTCATCAAATTTAATCCAATGTGTACCGCTCCAGCGGAATAGAACATTAGGAAAGAAATCTGTTCTTAAATGAAACTGCCCAGTTACTGTTTTGTCAGTAGGAAAACTAGTACCAAATGTATATGGAGCACCATTAGGTGGTCGACCAGTACCTGTAAGATATCCTACATAGTAGTTTTTAGTAGGACTTCTTAAAGTCATCGAAGCATCAACAATTCCTTCCAATGAATCAATCGAAGCATCAGCATCAGTTTGCGAAGCATCTTCATGTGCTATAGTACCATCGGGATTTAATGGAACAACATAGTATTGATGAGTATCATAACCGCTGAGTGCTGCGTCTGCTTCTGCTTGTGCAATAATTGAATTGTTGATTTCAATGCTGGTATTATACGTTGAGATGAGATCTCTCAGAGTCGAACCGTCACCTGCGCCTGCATCAGCACCTAGTATCTGACTGTATTCTTGACTATCAACTAAAGGTACACATTTAACACGCAATAAGTGAGGATGCCAAGTCGGGCTATATCCGTTAGCAGCACGAGTCACATCTTGTACTACATAAAATCTTTTAAGAGCAACCATAGCGTCATCTAGGGTGTATTCATCCTTTAAGTGAGGCAATTCGATAACATCACCTGACATAAGTTTACGTTCAATGGTATCTACACAATTTCTTAGATGGAAATGAATAAAAATGTTATCATTATTCAACATTATACCAAACTGACTTAGATTAAAATCTAAGTCCTGCATAGTATAAATTCCTCGCATTACGAATACATTAGGATCATAACTGCGATCCCGGTTTTCCATTAGTATCACATCTTGAATTCCAAGTTCGCCGAGGGGATTGCTTTGATTAGGAACTCCTGGAGATGCATCGCCCGCTGATGGCTCAACAGGGCCAAGGTACTTGTGTACAAAAACATCAGTACCACCAATCTGAAACTGTTGTTCGATCATACGATCGATATATCTAAAATTATTTCCCTTCTCGGGCCGGTACATTGATAGTCTTGGCATACTCCTATTTAGCTAAATAATTGTATGAGCACAATTGAACAAGCACGCCAACCTATAGTTGATTACATCAAGGCTATGCTAGGTGACGGTATGATTGACGTTGAACTAGATCCAGTTCACTACAATACCGCTATTGATAAAGCATTTGCCAAATATCGTCAACGATCATCAAATGCTGTAGAGGAAAGTTGGGCGTTCCTTACAATGGAACAAGATACCAACGAATATACACTAAGCCAAGATGTTATCGAAGTGCGAGATGTATTTCGCCGATCGATTGGTTCTAGAACAGGTGGTGGAGATACAGGTTCATTATTTGAACCATTTAACTTGGCTTATTCAAATACCTATCTACTAAGTTCTAGCAACATGGGCGGATTAGCTACTTACTATGCGTTTGCTTCTTATCAAAAATTAGTTGGTAAGATGTTCGGTAGTTACATTATGTTTACTTGGAACCCTAGCACCAAGAAGCTAGTGGTTCAACAAAGACCTAGAGGCGAAGAAACTCTATTAATTTGGTGCTATAACTACAAACCAGACTTTGTTCTGCTCAACGATCCATATGCAGGCATTTGGCTCAAGGATTATGCACTTGCACAATCGAAAATTATCCTAGGACAAGCACGTTCGATGTTTTCTCAGATTGCTAGTCCGCAGGGCGGAACTACACTCAACGGCGATGCTCTTAAACAAGAAGGCGAAGCTGCTATTGAACGATTAGAAACTGAATTGATTAATTATTCGGAAGGTGGCAAACCAATGTGGTTTGTTGTAGGATAACCGATGAAAATTAGAGAACTTTTTGAATCTAAGCACGAACTTTCGCACAGTGCCAAAGGTGCCCTGCCTAACCTAACCACCTGGAATGATGTTAACAATAACAACGATCCATACAAAGCATTGAGATTCGGAATGATGATTGCAGGTGCACCTGATTTTGAAGCAGACACACATCACGAAGGTCCTGTCGGCGGTCAGTTTGCTACTCTATCATATAGCAATGCAGACGACACAATTTTAAATGCAGCTGGCAAGAAAATGGGCATTAAAGGTAAAAGAATAACTGCTCGGTATTCTACAGAGCACGAATCCACAGGTAAAACAAGTCCTGTTGCAGATTGGCAAAAGAAAACAAAAAAGTAATTGACCGTTGATTCTTAATCATGTATAATGCAAACATGATTATAGGAATTTCTGGCCTGATTGGATCAGGCAAAGACACTGCCGCAGACTATCTCTGCACAGTACACGGTTTTAAGCGCATGAGCTTCGGGGCATCTCTTAAAGATGCAATCTCTGTTATATTCGGATGGGATAGAGATCTTCTCGAAGGGTCAACTAAGCACAGCCGAGAATGGCGTGAGCAAGTTGACGAATGGTGGGCAACTCGATTAAACATTCCCGATCTCACTCCTCGTTGGGTTCTACAGCAATGGGGAACAGAAGTTGCTCGCCGAGGATTTCACGACGAAATTTGGGTAGCATCAGTCGAACGAAAACTTCTTAATGTCAAAGACGACATTGTTATCACAGACTGTCGGTTTATCAACGAAATGATAGCAATTAAAAATGCAGGCGGCATCACTGTTCGAACACATCGAGGTACGGATCCGACCTGGTTAGAGTTTGCTGCTGTGTTAA